GTAGATTTTGGTCGAAAAGTGCGAAATCTTATCTCTACGCCTGAATATCAGGCTATATTCCCTACAGTACAGCTAGCGTCGGACTCAAAAAGCGCAGGGCGCTGGAACACAAGTGCAGGTGGAGAGTATTTTGCTTGTGGTGTGGGTTCAGCACTCGCCGGTCGTGGTGCCCACTTGCTTTTGGTAGACGATCCGCATAACGAGCAAGACATTATTAGCGGTAACTTAGACGTTTTCGACAAAGCGTACGAATGGTTTACGTTCGGTGCCCGTACTCGTCTCATGCCCGGCGGGCGGATCGCTATTGTACAGACCAGATGGCACTTGGACGACCTGACTGGCCGCGTGGTTCGGGATATGGCGCAGAATGAGCTAGCGGATAAGTACGAAGTTGTTGAATTTCCAGCGATTTTAGAAGTAGAGTCGGAAGTACCTGACCCTAAGAACCGGTTGCTAACCGTACACAAGACTATCGAGAAGCCGCTGTGGCCTGAGTTCTTTGATATTGATGCCCTGTACAGAACTAAAGCGTCAATGCCGGTGTTCCAGTGGAATGCCCAGTATCAGCAGAAGCCTACGGCAGAATAAGCCGCAATGGTTAAGCGCGAGTGGTGGATGGAGTGGCCGCACGAAGACCCGCCTAGCTGTGAATATATAATCATGACGCTTGACGCGGCGGCCGAAAAGAATAATAGAGCTGACTACACGGCACTCACTACGTGGGGCGTTTTCTTTCATGAGGAGGAGAACTGTTACTGCATCATACTTTTAAATTCAATCAAACGCAGGCTTGAATTTCCAGAGCTAAAAGAGTTGGCTTGGGAGCAGTACAACGAGTGGGAGCCAGATGCGTTTATTGTGGAGAAGAAGAGTAGTGGTACACCACTGTATCAGGAGATGCGTAGGTCTGGGTTGATGGTGCAGGAATATACACCGCACAGAGGGTCAGGAGATAAAACTGCGCGTTTAAACTCCGTTGCTGATATAGTACGATCTGGACTTGTGTGGGTTCCCCAAACACGTTGGGCGGAAGAGCTAGTAGAAGAAGTAGCAGGTTTTCCGTTTATGTCTAACGATGACTTGGTGGATACTACCATAATGGCATTGATGCGTTTTCGTCAAGGCGGATTTATTTCCCTACCAACTGACGAAGCGGAAAGCGAGTCTCTCTACAGGCATCGCGGCGGATTTTACTAAAGGACAGCTAACATGGCTATTGAAAAAGGTTTGTACGGAATGCCCGAAGGCATTGATGAAGAGTTGATGGGCGAGATGGCCCCTGATGCTATGGTCGGCGTTGAAGTTGTTTCGGAAGAAGACATGCCTGTCATGATAGAACTTGAAGACGGCAGTGTTGAGATCAGCTTCGGAGAAGAAAACGAAGACGTAGATATGGCTCCCTTTGATGCCAACCTCGCTGAGTACCTAGAAGACAGCCAGCTACAAGAAATATCTGGGGACTTAGAAGAAGCCATCGACGGGGATACTTCAGCTCGACGCGACTGGGCAGACAGCTACGTTGCTGGTCTTGATGTTTTGGGTATGAAGTACGAAGAGCGCACTGAGCCTTGGGAAAACTCTTGTGGTGTTTACAGCAACATTTTGGCGGAAGCGGCTATCCGGTTCCAAGCTGAGGCCATGAGCGAGACGTTCCCTGCTGCCGGTCCTGTTAAGACAAAGATTCTTGGTGAAGCTACTAAAGAGAAAGAAGACGCAGCTCTCCGTGTTAAGACGGATATGAACTATGAATTAACTGAGATTATGGTAGAATACCGCCCCGAACATGAGAGGCTGCTATATAGCCTTGGTTTGGCTGGTTCCGCCTTTAAGAAGGTGTACTATGACCCCAACATGGGACGCCAAACCGCCCTGTATATCCCTGCTGAAGATGTAATCGTACCCTACGGTGCCTCTAATATTGAGTCAGCGGAGCGTGTTACGCACGTCATGCGCAAGACAAAGAACGAAGTTGTGAAACTTCAGGCTGCTGGGTTCTACCGCGAAGTCGAATTAGGTGATCCAGTATCTTTCTTTACGGATATAGAAGAGGCGAAAGCAGAGCAATCTGGCGTATCGTTAACTTCAGATGATCGTTACACCATACTTGAGGTCCATGCTGACCTGATTATTGACGGTGTAGACGCTGAGGGTGAAGACGACGACCTACAGATTGCAAAGCCTTATGTGGTAACGCTTGAGAAGGGTACAGGCAAGATTCTAGCTATACGACGTAACTGGAATATTGACGACCCACTGATGCTAAAACGTCAACATTTCGTACACTATGCGTACGTCCCCGGATTTGGATTTTATGGACTCGGCCTCATTCATATTATTGGTGGTTATGCTAAAGCTGGCACTAGTATTATCCGTCAACTCGTGGACGCTGGAACCCTATCCAATCTCCCCGGTGGTCTCAAGTCTCGCGGACTACGAGTTAAGGGCGACGACACACCGATTGGTCCGGGCGAATTCCGTGATGTAGATGTACCCTCTGGCAGCATACGCGACAACATTATGCCGCTGCCTTATAAAGAACCAAGCCAAACTCTTCTTGCATTATTGCAGCAGATCACAGAAGAAGGCCGACGTTTGGGGGCGATCTCAGACATGAACATATCCGACATGAGCGCCAATGCTCCTGTTGGAACAACACTTGCTCTACTAGAACGTACTCTAAAACCAATGGCTGCGGTGCAATCCCGTGTCCATTACTCGATGAAGCAGGAATTTAAACTCCTAAGAAGAATCATCGCCGAGTACGCCCCTGAAGAGTATATGTACGTGCCTGACCGTGGTGAACCTCGTGCTCGTAGAGCCGACTACGCTATGGTGGAAGTAATTCCTGTCAGCGACCCCAATAGCAGCACGATGGCCCAACGAGTGGTCCAGTACCAAACCGTGTTGCAGATGGCACAGGCCACCCCACAAATCTACGACCTCCCGCAGCTTCATCGCCAGATGATCGAAGTCTTAGGTATCAAGAATGCCGACAAGCTCGTACCTACCAAGGATGACATCAAGCCTTCCGATCCGGTAAGCGAGAATATGAACGCCCTAGTCGGTAAGCCGATAAAAGCCTTTATTTATCAAGACCATGCGGCGCACATTGCTACCCACCAAGCGTTTATGCAAGACCCATCCATCATGGCGTTTATTGGGCAAAACCCAGCCGCTCAGCAGATCATGTCTGCTTTAAGTGCACATATCGGCGAGCACGTAGCCTTCCAGTATCGTCAAGAGATGGAAAACAAACTGGGCGTTACCTTACCTGCACCAAACGAAGAGATGCCGGAAGAAATGGAAGTACTTCTTGCTCAGACTATGGCAGAGGCGGGACAGCAGCTTACACAGCAGAAACAACAGCAGGCTGCCCAACAGCAGGCTCAGCAACAAGCCCAAGACCCGATCTTCCAGATGCAGCAAGCCGAGCTACAGTTGAAGCAACAAGAGCAACAGCGTAAGGCAGCTAAGGATCAGGCAGATGTCGCAGAAGCCGCAGCCCGACTACAGTTGGATGCACAGAAAGCAGAACGCACAGCTAGCATTGAGGCC